AGATACTGCTCCTCGTCTAGCAGAAGTAGTACTTAGACCTCGAACTTCGTCTTTATCTAATCCTTGATTAAACATTCTATTTGCATAATCAACGTTGACTGGTTTATTATAAGCAGTTGGATGGTCACCTCTTGTTTCTAATAGTTTGTTAAATTCACCTACAGGTAATTTTGTACCTGTACTATTGTAAGAAGTAGAAGCTCTACCGTCAGGAACCATAAAGTTCATATGTGTATCTTGTACACATCCTATCCAATATCCTTGATTAATTTTTCCTTCAGCAAATATTACAAGGACTTTTGTTCCAATGTCTGGCGGAACTGCCCAAAATCCGTAACTTTTTTGTGTAGCATTATATTGATCTTTTTTGCCGCTTCCTGCAAGGGGACTAACTCCGTAAAACGGGCTTAGATATTTTACCGTTACTAACTGTCCTGACTTTTCGGGACTATTTCCTGATGATGAACTTTTTAGCAATTCAACTTCTAAACCACCTCCGTAATACGGATCTAGATGACTTACTATAAGTGCCTCGTACGGTCCAGTATTATGTAAATCAGGAGTTAGTGCTTTTTTATTACTGCGTTTATCTTTCATTAAAATCCTCGTATAATACCACGTTTAATATCTGCTAAACGACTATTAACATTTTCTGTTCGAGCTGTTCTTGCTAAAGCTACTTGTTCTTTAATTGTAGGGTTATCTTGCGCATTTGCGGCTGCCGGAGTTCCTGTTGCTCTTCCTGAATTATCTAACACTCCGGCGTTTCCGTCAAATTGTTTGTATGCACTTTGTCCTGTTGATCTTCCTTCTTGATTAATTCTACGTATGCATTCTAATTCTTGTGTAAATCTTCCGCCAGCAAATCTTGATTGAACTTTGATTACCTTATATAACCCACTAAACGGTTCTACAGGAACTGTATCTTCTGGAAAATCCATAAGTCCTGTATTATCATTATAATCAATTGGGGTTCTAAAATTTATAATAATATCAACTTCACTTCGTTGATAATCCATTTGTCCGTCTTGTGTAATATTTAATGTTCCAGCTCTACTATTATAATTTCCCATTCCGCTGTCTGATAGATAATAAGGATCTCCTATAATATTAAAAGTAATTGTAACTAAATCAACTCGACTGTTTACTATACTATCATGAAAAGATCTAGCAACTCTAGTAGCAACACTTTCACTGCTGCCGCCTCCTATAGTACCAGTACTGTGTGTTCCTGTTCTACCTGTGCGTCCTCCGTTCTGACCTGCAGAGCCGCCTTGGCTAGGTGTTGCTTGAGCTTCTCCGGTTGCACTCGTACTAGATTTTGTAGAAGTAACACTAGTTGCTGAAAGTGCATCACCGTCAGCACTTAATGCACTAAAAAATTGGTTATTTAGATTAATTTCAAAATCTAATATATCATTATTTGCACCGGTATAGATATAATCATATTGTTTATTAGCAAGTTGTTTTAATCTTTCAAATCCTGGAGCAGTTTGTGTTGGACTAGAAATTGTTGCTAGATGTACTTTATATGGCACAACTTTATATACATAAATTTTTGGCGTTGTGCCTGTTCGACGTTGTTCTTCAGCATCTGCTATTGGATATACTTCGGTTTCAATTTTAAACCAATCAACCATTCCAACACTATCAGGACGAGGTTCGGCAAATTTTTTACCGTAATCACTAATAATTACAAGTTCTTCAATAATATCTTGTATTTTTGAACCTTTAGGAAACGTGTAAGTTCTTAAATCATGACTTACACTCATTTTATCATTTTCAAATAATAATGTTTCTTCGTTATAAGTTAAACCTGCTTTATTTAAAGGATGATTTCCTGGAACATCAATACTGTTTGCAAGTGTAGATTTACCAATACTATTAATATTGCCACCTATATTTTCTTTTAATTTTCCTGATATGTTTGATTTACGTGCAATATATTCTTTTGAGCTTTGAGTAACTGCTGCTCTATTAGTCGAATTTCCAATTCCAATGCCTAAATCTCCAATATTAAATCTAGGTACACTAGGAGCATTGCCGTTTTGTGTCATATCATAAAGTACACTCTGTATATTACTTCTGCTATCTGCTGATCCTGCGCTACCACTGGTAGATGCAACATCTTTAGGAAAAATAATTACAAATTCACTAGGTCTAGTTCCTTGCCCTACGTCAATTTGTTCTATCATTTGTGCATTAATTGTAGCTGATAAACTTTGGGGACCTGACTCTAAAATTTCATCTAATGTAGATCCTGTTAATTCAACATCATTGGTCATTGTTTGTATTGCATTAGTAAGACTAATTTCATTATATGGAACTGCGGTGACATCATATACAGTGCCGCCGCCAGTAACATTCATATCCATGTTTACTATTTTAAGAGGAAAAAATCTTTTACTTACACTACCAATAAAATTTCCATCGTCATCTTGACCTAAAAATTCTAAAGTAAGCAATAGAGGAGTTTCAAGATAATTTCTATATTCTTCAGCAGCAGCAATTTGTAGAGTTTGTAAAAATAAACCCATGCTATACGGTTCCATTACTTTAAACTGAATGTTAGTAGCATTTGTAGCTCGCTGTGATGTAGTTGGAGCAATAATTGCTTCAATGTCTATATCATCTATAAAGTATTCTACTCTTCCAGATTCGCCTTCATATGCAGTTATAGCTTTTGTTGCTGCTAATCCTCCACCACTTTGTAATATTGTCTTTACACTTTGACCTGCTCTATAAGTTTTTTCAGGATATGCCATTTGAGTACTTGATAATACTGCTAAAGTAAATTTAAATGTTCCATTTGAAAATTGTTCTAATTCGTTAGGTTCTTTACCCGAACTACCTATACTACCACTACTAAACTGCGGTAGTATAGGTTGTCCATATTCGCCGTCATTAAACTCTCGTGCTGCTTGATTGAGGTCATTTGTTCTGCCTGCAACATACGCTTTGATAATATCTTCGTTTGATGCCATGCTATAATCCTAAAAGTTCACGTAAAGATGGTCCGTTTAGTAAGTATATTTGTGTGCCTGCTTTAAAATCAAAAACAGGATCGATTAATATATCCATATTTCGCTGTGCAAACACCCACCATAATTTATGATTATTATATATGTAATTTGCAGCTAGATCAGGACGTTGGTGAAATATTGGTTCAATAGTATATAACACATCACTTGTTGTTTTTGGCACTGGTCTGACTTGTAAAAAATCTAAATAATTTTCTGTATACGGAGTTGCTGCATAAGGACTAGATGAATCGTATGCCATTACATAAATCCTCCACCTGTTTTAAGATAGCTGCCACTTATAAACTTATCTAGACTAAATTGCTCTACCTTACGTCTACTATATTGAGGTACTAATGTAAGTGCAATTTGACACTTAACAGGTACAAATGTTTTTCCGCCACCGCCAAATGTTGTTTCAATATAATCAACGTCAGACGGTAAGTCAATCATAAATGTTTGTAATAATACTGGAATATTATTAAACACAAATTGTCCGTATCCGTTTAATTTTAATAAAGGTGGCGGGTTGCCTTGGTTAGATGTTTCGCCATATGCCATTTTTGTTGAACTTCTTAAAAAGTGCATCACAGCAACCCAATATTCTGCGTCAGCTTCTGTCTGTTGAACAAAGTCTCCTGTAATTGTCATTTGATCAACTTGGCTATTTTGATAAGCATAAAATGGATAATTACTATGTACAGGATGCATTGCATCATAATTTGCTGTATGATTAACAATAACTGTAGGAGTATAAGGAAAAACTACACCACCGGTGATAGATAACGGCGCCATTATATCTGTATAAGATCCTTTCTTATATCCAAGTTTAACACGCCAATCAGAATTGTAACCTGACCAAACTGCATTAGAAGCTGTGCGTTGCTGCATAATACCATCTCTTGGTGCTGAAGACGATGTTCTTCCGTATTGAGTGTTGAATCTATCTTCACTTATTTCTTTGCCAATTTGATCATACGCTTGGTAAGATCTAGTACGTCTAGTGGTCATAATAATAAACTCCTATACTACTATTTAGTTGACAAAATTAAGTATGTATATTATAATATATAGTAAATACAATCTAGTTAGGAACTATAAATGAGAAGACAAAATTATCTAAACAACAAAGATATGCTAAAAGAAATACATAAATCAAAAATGAGTTTTTGTAGTTATACAGAAAAAGACTATGCACAATACGATATAATTTTATCCGAAATTAAAAAAATTAATGTTAGAACTATTGCAGAAGCAAAACGCAATAAAGCAAAACGTTTAGGCAATGCTGAGTACGAAGCACGTAAACTAGCTGGAGAAAAAGTAAAACAAGCTGAATGTGAAATTGATTATAGAAAAATTACAAAAGAAGAATTAATATTTCGTATTATGACATTTGATCATGTACCCGACGAACCTGGAAGGAAGAAAACTCCTAAAACAGTTGCAGATACAAAAACAAAATTAAACTTTCCTCCCTTTCAACATTATAAATTTAATGATCAAGGAGAATTATACTGTGTAGGTAAAAGCCATTGGGTTGGTGCTATGGGAAACGGTTATTTTAGTAAAGATCACGGAAAAGCAACTAATAACCTTGCTATGATGTGGATGAAACTGTGTGAAAGATACGCAACACGAGGAAATGTGAGAGGATACACCTACAATGATGAAATGCGTGGACAAGCAATATTGCAACTTGCTCAAATTGGTTTACAGTTTGATGAAAGCAAATCAAACAACCCGTTTGCTTACTACACAGCGGCAGTCACAAACTCATTTGTACGTGTTATCAACATTGAAAAACGCAATCAAAACATTAGAGACGACATCTTAGAACAAAACGGATTAGATCCTAGTTATACTAGACAACATGCAGGAGAATGGGAAGCTTCTGTAAAACGAGAGCAAGGCATCAAATAAACCTCTTGACTAATCTTATATAATCGTATATAATTGTATATGTAATCGTATATAGAAGGATCTTCATTTGTTTAAAAAAGCAGCAGTCTTTACAGACATTCATTTTGGATTAAAAGGCAACAGTCGTATGCATAATGACGACTGCGAAGCCTTTATAGACTGGTATATTGAACAAGCCAAGGCACATAACTGTGAAACTGGTATCTTCTGTGGAGATTGGCATCACAATAGGAATGCACTTAATCTTACTACAATGGATGCAACAATACGTTGTATGGAAAAACTAGGTTCTGCATTTGAAAAGTTTTACTTCTTTGATGGTAACCACGACTTATACTACAAAGACAAACGTGATGTAAATTCAACAGCATTTGCACAATATATTCCTGGTATTACATTTATTGACGAGATTACTACTATCGACGATGTAACTCTTGTTCCGTGGTTAGTAGGCGAAGAATGGAAGAAACTTAAAGAAATTGATAGTAAATATATTTTCGGTCATTTTGAACTTCCTAGCTTTTATATGAATGCAATGGTTCAGATGCCCGATCACGGTGAACTTAGAGCTGAAGACTTTGCTAATCAATCTTATGTGTTTAGTGGCCACTTCCACAAACGTCAACAACAAGGTGTAGTACACTACTTAGGTAATGCATTTCCGCACAACTATGCTGATGCATGGGATGATGATCGTGGTATGATGATATTAGATCGTGAAAACAATGCAGAGCCAGAGTACATTAACTGGCCCGACTGTCCTAAGTATCGCACAACTACACTAAGTAAACTTCTTGATCCTGATCAAAATATTATTAAAAATAATATGTATTTGCGTGTTACTATTGATGTTCCGATTAGTTACGAAGAAGCAAGTTTTATTAAAGAAACTTATATTAGTCAATATAAGTGCAGAGAGATTACACTTATACCGCAAAAACAAATTGAAGAAATAACAACCGAATTAGATATATCAACATTTGAAAGCGTTGACGAAATTGTATCTAAAGAAATATCAGCTATCGATAGTGATAGTTTTAATAAGAAACTTCTATTGGACATCTATAACGAACTATGATACGTATTAAAGATTTAACCGTAAAGAATTTTATGAGTGTTGGCAATCAAACTCAAGCAGTTGATTTTGATAAGGAACAACTAACTCTTGTATTAGGCGAAAATTTAGACCAAGGCGGCGATGATACAGGATCACGCAACGGTACAGGCAAGACAACAATCATTAATGCGTTGTCATATGCATTGTATGGCACTGCTCTTACTAATATTAAAAGAAACAATTTAATTAATAAAACTAATTCAAAAGGCATGTTAGTCACATTGCATTTTGAAAAGGACAGCCAAGATTATAGAATAGAAAGAGGCAGATCTCCTAATATTCTTAAGTTCTATATAAACGACCAAGAACAAGAAATGGTTGACGAGTCGCAAGGTGATTCACGCAAGACACAAGAACATATCAATAATCTTCTTAATATGAGTCACGACATGTTTAAACACATTGTTGCATTAAACACATATACAGAACCGTTTTTAAGTATGCGTCAAAATGATCAACGTGCTATTATCGAACAATTATTAGGTATAACTATCCTAAGCGAAAAAGCTGAAGTGCTAAAAGAACAAATACGCACTACTAAAGATTCTATTACTGAAGAAACTCTAAAAATAGAAGCTATACAATCTGCAAATAGTAAAATTGAAAGTACTATTACTAGTTTAAAGAATACACAAAAAGCATGGTTATCAAAAAGACGCACAGATAGCGATAATTTATCATCTGCAATCGACGAATTAGAACATTTAAACATTGATATTGAGTTAGATTCGCACGAAAAACTTGCTAATTGGACTGAACATAATAATGCTATTTTGGCTCTTAAAAAAGAATTAAGTACATTAGAACCAGCATTAGTACGTGCCGACAAGAGTGTTAAAAAGGCAAATAAAGACATTGCAGATCTCGATGATGCTACTTGTTACACATGTGGTCAAGAACTACATGCAGACAAAAAAGCAGAAATTTCTTTACGTAAAAGTAAAGAACTAGCTGATGCTATTGCATATCAATCAGAAATTACTGTTAAAGTAAATGATGTTATAAAAGGGCTTGACGAAATCGGCGACATCAACGGTAAGCCTACAACGTTTTATGATACTGCAAAAGAAGCATACGAACATAGACAAAATGTTGATAGTTTAAAAACTGCTCTTACTAATAAACAGGATGAAATTGATCCATATCAAACACAAATTGATGAGTTAAGCAATTCAGCTCTTGTTGATGTTAATTGGAATATAGTTAACGAACTAACAAATTTAAAAGAACATCAAGAGTTTTTACAAAAATTACTTACAAATAAAGATAGTTTTATTCGTAAGAAAATTATTGATCAGAATCTAGCATATTTAAATAATCGACTTACATACTATCTTGACAAACTAGGATTACCGCATCAGGTGTTGTTCCAAAACGATTTGAATGTTGAGATTACGCAGCTAGGACAAGACTTAGACTTTGATAACTTGAGCAGAGGCGAACGCAACAGACTTATCCTTGGTATGAGTTTTGCATTCCGTGACGTTTGGGAAAGTTTATATCAAAATATCAACTTGTTGTTTATTGATGAATTAATTGATAGTGGCATGGACACAGCAGGTGTTGAAGGATCACTAGCAGTTCTTAAAAAGATGGGCAGAGAACGTAATAAAAATGTTTATTTAATTTCACATAAGGATGAGTTAGTTGGACGAGTAAATCACGTTATGAAGGTTGTTAAAGAAAATGGATTTACAAGTTATGCTAATGATATAGATATTATAGAATGAGCGATGTACACGATAAATTAGTAGAAGCATATCTACAATACTTTAAAGCTAACGAAAAATTTGAAGCTCGAAATAGTGTTAGAACACACAGAGAAAGCAGAAAATTCTTGCGTGAAATCAGAATGTATGCTAAACTAAGAGCAGATGAAATACATATAAAGCATAATACTACTAGAGTTCGAAAAGGCAATTAATTTTTAGTGTTTGCTATAAGTAGCATATGCACTGGACTTACAAAGGCAAAAAAATTACAGAAATACCAGACGAGTACGAAGGATTCGTTTATTTAATAACGAATAAAAAAACTGGTCAGAAATACATAGGCAAAAAACTAGCAAAATTTAAAACTACTAAGCCACCACTTAAAGGCAGAAAAAATAAGCGTAGAGGCTACAAAGAAAGCGACTGGAAGACTTACTATGGTAGTTCAGACAGGTTAAATGCAGATGTAGCTGCACTAGGCGAAAAGTACTTTACAAGAGAAATATTATACCTATGTAAAGGTAGAGGCGAAATGTCTTACATAGAGGCAAGAGAGCAATTTGATAGGCGAGTACTTGAAACAGATGATTACTACAACGGTATCATTAATGTTAGAGTAGGCGGATCAGACAAGCTCAAACAGGCATTGCTAGAACATCACATCCAGGCAAAACAATCTAACACATAAGGTTAGCGGGCCAGTTTATATTACCGCTGAGTAAAGGGTGACGTGAGAATCACACTCGTACACGTTGAGCCGCGTCCGGTAGTAGGGCGGCAGGATTGACGTAGGTTGACTGTTAGCAATCGAAAAACACAACACAGTTCATAAAAACTCTTTAGCAATAGGAACGAGGCGAGAGGTAGTTGGAAACAACGATGTCGACGTAGGTTGGGTAAGGTCAGAGCCCATTGAACTAAGTGTATAAACAATTACCTACTTCCGAATCTCGGCTGTGACGAACTCACATGAAGACCAAGATTAGATGGAACCGCTTAGTAGGTTCCATCTGACTGAAACAATCTACATGAAGCAATTACAATGTTACTATCGTAACATTGCTTTAATTCATATCTACTGCTTTAATCAAAACGAAGTGTAAGTAGTTTGAGCGTTTAGCGAAAACTTATATCTACGAAGTAGATATACATAATAATATAAATACTTTTATAGCTTATAAACGGAAAAATTATGAAAGTAAATCAAATAATTACTGAAAAACAGCATGAGGGTTCTAAAGGACAATTCAAAGCAAAAACACCAATGCCTAAAAAAATGAAGGCAGGAACTACTAAGAATATTAGTAGAGATAAATTAGTCGGCGAAGCTCCATTTAGTGATTTAGGTACTGGTCTTAAAAAGTTAGGAGCAAAAACTGCTGCTAAACTAGGTGCAAAAAGTACTGCTGCAAGTATGGCAGGTGACGTTGATAGAAAAGAAAAAACTAATTTAATTTATCGTCGTTGGTTAAGTGCTGCTGCTTCTGCTAAAATAGATAAAAATAGAGTTGACGCTCAGACACTTGCAAATTTTATGGCTAAACAAGGATTACCTACAGAGCTGTTAAAGACTATCGAAAAAGATTTATCTGATAAACAAGTACAAACTATTATTTCAAAATCAGTGTCTCAAAGTAATCATCCTAATGCCGGTAAAACAATGCCAACTGATAAAAGTCCTAATGCTAAAGTAAAAATTTCTCCCCAAGTGCAACAACAAATAGATGCACTAAGTCCTAAACAGAAAAAAGAATTGGCAGCATTGTTATGAAGTTACAAGAAGTTACATTACAAAAAAAATTAAGTACTCCCCAAATTCAATTAGTTTTCCAAACTGCTGCTGAAGTTGCTGCTGAAAGTGGAGCAAACAAAACTGCATTAGGCAAAGTGATTAGCAGAAAAGAATCTATAGAACAAGCATACGAAGTTTATTTACAAGAAGGACCATTTGGTAATATTGCAAGTAAAGCAGCAGGGCTAATGAAAACTGGTGTAGACAAAGCAAAAGCAGGAGCTCAAGCAGTTGCAGCTAAAACTGCTCCGGTGCGAAAAGAACTAGGTAACAAAATTACACAGAAAAAATTAATGACTGCTTGGAATAACTTAGGACGTCCTAAAGACGTTGGCAGTATATACGATATATTATACGATGCAGGATTAGACAAAGATTTAATACAGGCTATTTCTGTAAAAAGTAATGTAAAATTACAAAAAGATCCTAAACCAGAAAATATTGATCTTAAAAAATTAGCTGCTGAAATAAAAGCAGCTGGAATAAATGATGTTATAAAAACACAATTAGTTAAGCCAAAAGTGCGAGCAACAGGAAATCCAAAGCAACCATT